TCTGCGCCGGGAGGCCAGATCCCGGCGGGGATATGTTCGGGGGCGCCCGGCGTGGATCGCCTATGTGCAGCACAGGTATTGCCGGGAGACGGCGGCTAAGCTGCAGAAGGAGGAAGAGGAAGTTTGGATCAATTCTCCTGATACTTTCACGGACTGGTGGAACCGGATAGTAGAGTACGCGGCTAGAGAAGCAGCGAAACGGGGGCTGTTAGGATAATTTTCCGGTCCGGAAAAATAGGGCCTTGGGGGTGTACAATGCTATTGACCAGAGCCGCCTTTAAGAGGCGGCTTTTATGTTGGCAGGAATAACCTCCTGTCTTTTAGTTTTAGCTGGTCTATGAGGATGGCTTTTTTGTTGTCAGCCGTGTCATTGACAACCTTGACATTGACAACCTTGTCAGGAGGTGTCCCGGATGTCGGCGGGGTACAGCACCCGGTGCAAGGTTTGCAACTCGCCGCATCGGGCTGAAATAGAAAAATGGTGCAAAGAAGAAGGCGTTAGTACCAGGGAAGCCTCCCGGCGGCTGGCCGAAACCGGCGAAAGGATTAGCTATGAGGCAATCCGCCGGCATATGCTAGAGCACTTCGACGTGCGCGCCGAGGCCCGGGAGCAGTACCAAAAGAGCCAGGCCCAGATGGAGCAGCTAGCCGCCAAGGTCGTATCCGAAGTGGAGATGGTGGACCGGGTGGCCAAGGAAAACTTTGAGCTACACCTAGCGACTAGGGCCTGGTTGCAGCGGCTGGTCGAAGAAGAAAAGAAGCCTCCCATGAGCCTTGTGGCGCTGCACCAGGCCACGGCGGCGGAAGTGCGACAGCAGTTGAAGCAGAAATTGGAGCTGCTCGGCGAGGACGCCGTGAGCCGAACGGCGGAGGCCCTGGAATCCTGGTTAGAGCTGGCCATGTATGCTGACAAAGAATGACGCCAGGAAAATACTCGAGCGTGCGAGGCGCGACCCGGCCTGGTGGGTGCGGCACGTCCTGGGCGCGGTGCCCTGGGAAAAGCAGGTTGAGATACTGGAGGCCGTTCGGGACCACCCCAAGACGGCGGTGGCTTCCTGCCACGGTGCGGGCAAGTCCTGGGTGAGCGCCAAGGCCGCACTGTGGTTCCTTTACAGCTACCCCGGAAGCATTGTGGTCACGACGGCGCCGACTTTCCGCCAGGTGAAGCGCATCCTGTGGCGGGAGATTAGGCAGGCCTGGTCCGGGGCCAGGTACAAACTCGGGGGCAGGCTCTTGCAGACCAGCCTAGAGCTTGCCGATGGCTGGATGGCCTTCGGTTTTGCCACGGACGTGCCGGAGAACTTCCAGGGGCTTCACGCCAAGCACCTGCTAGTGGTGGCCGACGAAGCGCCGGGGATAGAGCCGGACATATGGGAAGCCATCGATGGCGTGCTTACCGGCGAGCACTGCCGGCTCTTGGCCATCGGCAACCCCACGGAGCCGGCGGGGGAGTTCTACAAACTGTTTCAGACGCCAGGAGTGAAGAAGATCCACATCAGCGCTTTCGATACACCGAATTTCACGGCCTATGGCATAACCGAAGAGGATATACGGAGCGGGGCCTGGGAGGAGAAGATCACCGGCCCTCTGCCTTTCCCGGAGCTAATCACCCCGGCCTGGGTGACGGACAAGTACAGGCGCTGGGGGCCTGGTTCGCCCATGTACCAGAGTCGGGTGCGGGGCGACTTCCCCGAGGCGGCCAGCGACGCTTTGATACCGCTTTCCTGGATCGAGGCTGCGCAGAAGAGGGAACTGGAGCCGGGCGAGCCGGTCGGGCTCGGTGTGGACGTGGCCCGCTTCGGCGACGACGAGACGATCATCGCCGTGCGGCGTGGCCCGGTGGTGCGGCTCCACAGCGTGGCGGCCAAGGAGGACACCATGCAGACGGCCGGCCGCGTGATAAGGGCCCTGAGCGAGACCGGGGCGGGCGTGGCAAAAGTGGACGTGATCGGTCTCGGCGCCGGCGTGGTAGACCGCTTGAAGGAGCAGGGAAAGCCGGTGCAGGAAATGAACGCGGCCGAGGCGGCAAGCGACCCAGAGAGGTTCGCTAACAGGCGGGCAGAATGGTACTGGGCGCTGCGGGAGCGGTTCCAGGAGGGCAGCATAGACCTAGACCCGGACGAAGAGCTGGCGGCGCAACTCAGTAGTATCAAGTACAGGATCGACAGCCGCGGCCGCATCCAGATCGAGAGCAAGGAGGACATGAAGAAGCGGGGCCTGCCCAGCCCCGACCGGGCAGACGCGGTGGTGTTGGCGTTTGCCAATGTTCAGGTCAGCGACCCCATCATGCTCTGGTAGGAGGTGAACTGCTTGCCGCTGACGTTTTCTCAGAAATTGAAGCTTTTTGCCAAGGCGGCCGTCGGGCTTTTCAGTGGCGCTTCCGCGGAGCAGGCCTATGGGATGCTGACCGGAATATTTCCCGGCTCGGTGTGCCAGCCGCCCAAGCGGGGCACGAAGGAGCTGCTCAATGCCTACAACGAGATGCCCTGGCTGCGGGCGGTTGTGAACAAAGTCAGCCGCAGCGTAGCTTCTACCTTTTGGCAGCTCTACGTCATCAGGCGGGGCGGCAAGGCCATCAAAGTAGTTAAGCTCCAACGAGCCGATTACAACACCAGGCAAAAGCTGCTGACAAGCTATAAGAAGCAGGCCGAGCTGGTGGAAATAGAGGAGCACCCCCTCCTTGATTTGCTGGACAATGCCAACTCTTTCTTAACGGGGTTGATGGCCCGTCAGCTAACGCAGGTATACCTAGACCTGGCCGGCGAGGCGTTCTGGCTCAAAGAGCGAAACGGCGCAGGGAAGCCGGTGGCCTTCTGGCCGCTGCCGCCGGACTGGGTAATAAGCACGCCGACGCCCACACACCGCTTTTTCCGGGTATCATTCCGGGCCTGGCAGGGAGAGATACCTGATACTGAAATTTTCTGGATGACTGATCCCAATCCCATTAACCCATACGCCAGGGGCAGCGGTATGGCCCGGGCGCTGGCCGACGAGCTAGAAACAGACGAGTACGCGGCCAAACATACCAAGACGTGGTTCTATAACCGGGCCAGGCCAGATCTGGTGATCAGTGGAGACGGCTTGCGGCCGGAGGATACGGCCAGGCTGGAAGAAGACTGGTTAAGAAAAAACCAGGGCTTCTGGAAGGCGTTTAAACCTTACTTCTTGAGTAAAAAAGTGGATATCCAGACCCTGAGCCAGACGTTCGAGAACATGCAGCTGGTAGACTTGCGGAAGTACGAACGGGACACCATTATCCAGGTATACGGGGTACCGCCGGAAATCCTGGGTATCATTGAAAACTCCAACCGGGCTACTATCGAGGCGGCAGACTTTCTCTTTGCTCGGTGGGTCGTGCAGCCGCGGCTGGAATTCTTGCGGGCGGTACTGCAAGAACGCTTAGTGCCGGAATTTGATGACCGACTTATCTTGGATTACGAAAGCCCGGTAAGCGAGGACAAGGAGTATAACTTGAAAGTGGCGCAGGCTGCGCCGTGGTCTATAACGGTGGACGAGTGGCGTGAACTGCAAGGCCGGGGGCCGTTGCCGGATGAGCAAGGTAAGGTCTATATGTTGCCGTACAATGTCTATGCTTCCCGAACGCTGGCCGGCCAGTTGCAAGAAGTGCTATCGTCTCCTAACGGGCAGGAAACTCAGTTGCCAACGGAGGAAAACCGCCAAACTGAAGATGGCAAACAGGTCAATACTAAAGCGATTGATCCGGATGATATAAAAAAGCTCCTGGCGGCAGTTGCGTTGGAACGACTTATTGAATACATGTCGCCTGCTTATCGTGATATAGTAACGGCCTTCGGTCAGGGAATGCTGGATACAATCGGGGTGGAGATAAGCTTCGATTTGTTGAATCCCCGTGTGGTGCATTTCCTGGATACCGAGGCAGCGCAGTACATTAAGGGTATCAATGAGACGACCAGGAAGGCACTGCAAGCGCAATTGGTGGAAGGAGTGGAAGCTGGGGAGAGTATCCCGAAACTAGCGGACCGGATTTCGGCCGTATTCGCCGATGCTAAAGGACGGCGGGCTGTGACCATCGCCCGGACGGAGGTGGTCCGGGCGTCCAACTTTGGCGGATGGGAAGGCATGAAGCAGGGCGGAGTTGAGGAAAAGGAATGGCTTGCTACCAGGGACAGCAGGGTGCGGGATAGTCACCTTGCAACTGATGGCCAAATCCAGCCGGTAGATAAACCGTTCACTTTAGGGAGCGGGGCGCAGGCTATGTACCCGGGCGATACTGGCATTCCAGAGGAGGATATCAACTGCCGCTGTACGGTAGCCCCGGTGCTGGGCGGAAAGACAATGTATGATACCGAAGAAAAACGAGTGGCAGCCTGGAAGAAGTATGACGCTGACCTGAGACCCTGGGAAAAACGCATGGAGATAGCGGCAAAGAAGGCATTTCAGGAACAACAAAACGCTGTAATGGCCGAACTAAAACATTTAGCACAAGAAGGGAGTGATTAACTTGGACGATAAGCTGCAAGTAGTGAGCATTAAAGAGTTCAAGGAAAAGGCCCTGGCGAAAGAAGATGTCCAGGGTCTCACTATTCGGAAGCAATTTATTCTGGATGAGGTGAAGCAGGTAGAAGGCGAGGACCTGACCCTACAGTTTACCATTTCCACCGGGGCAATAGACCGGGATAATGACACTATTAACCCGGACGGCTGGAACCTGGAGAACTACATGAAAAACCCGGTGGTGCTTTTTGCCCACGATTACCGTAGCCTGCCGGTGGCTAACGCCCTGGCGACATGGGTAGAGAACGGTAAGCTGAAAAGCCGGGCCAAGTTTACGCCGCAAGAGCTTTACCCCTTCGGCTACATGGTGTATCAGTTCTACCGCGAGGGGTTTATGAAGGCCACGTCGGTGGGTTTCAACCCGGCCAAGTGGCAGTTCAGCGAGGACCGGAAGTGGGGCGTAGACTTTCTTGAGCAGGAACTGCTGGAGTACAGCTGTGTCCCGGTGCCGGCCAACCCGGAGGCGTTGATAGAAGCCGGCGCTAAGGGCATCGATACCTCCCCGCTCAAGGAATGGGCCGAAAAGGTGCTGGACGAGTGGCACCAGGAGAAAGGACTGTGGCTGCCCAAGAGCAAGGTAGAGCAGGTGTTTGCCTTGTTAGACGGCAAGAAATCCTTCATTGTGCCCGATGTGACGAGTAAAAATGGCGGGAATAGTCCCGTAGAAAAGGGTGCTATTTCCTACGCCAGCGCTCACCCTGACGGAACGCCCAAGGCGCCGGAGGACGAAGAGTGGGACGGGCCGGCAGAAGTGGCCGCAGCCGACGTGGAAGATCTTAAGGTCATGTGCGCCTGGGTGGACAGCGAAAACGCTGATAAAAAGGGAGCATATAAACTGCCGCATCACAAGGCTGGCGGCCAGCACGCCGTTGTCTGGCGAGGAGTAAGCGCGGCTGGCAATGCCGTCATGGGCGCCAGGGGAGGCGTAGATATACCGGAGGGCGATGTTGCCGGCGTCGAAGCCCATCTGGCAAGGCACTACCGGGAATTCGACAAAGTGCCACCCTGGGAAACCGAAGAGGGGCGGGCTTATGAGGCAATAGCCAAATTGGATATTCCGCAAGCGATCAAAGAGGATATCGGCCGGGTACTGCTACCCGGTCTTTTTGATGACGCGAAGTCAGGCCGGGTACTTTCTCGAGCGAATGAGGACCGCATCCGCAAAGCATCTGAACTGCTTCAGGAAGTATTAACGCAACTAGAGGAGGAACCGGAGCAGGATAGCACTGACTCCGTTACTCATAAAGACCAACCGCCGGAGGAACCCCTGTACTTCGAGCTTGCCGACGGTGAACCAAACGACGAACCACAGACGAACCTCGACGTTGATCTAGAGATGCTGAAAGAAATGGTGCAGTCGGCAGTGGCGGAGAGTATCAGGGCTATCACCGGCAGGGTTGATTAACTAAATGGGAGGAATAAAAAATGGGAAAGCAAATGACGATAGAAGAACTGCGGGAAATGGTCAAGAGTATTGTGGCCGAGGCAGTAGAGCCTTTAAAGCAACAGCAGACGGACTGGGCTAGCAAGATTTTTGCCCAGCCGCAGGCCCCGGCCCAAAAGCGCCCCGAGGATATGGGATTGAACGCTGCACGCTTCATCCGTGCCCTGGCAGCCGGAAAAGGCGATCCCGAGCGGGCCGCTAAGTATGTGAAGCAGAATTGGAAAATGAACGAAGAAACCGAGGCACTTGTTAAAGCGTTGAATGAATCCACCCTGGCAGAAGGCGGCGCTTTGGTGCCGACCGAATATGTTGCTGAAGTAATTGAACTTCTGCGTGGCCGGGCAGTGATGCGCTCCCTGGGCGCCGTGTCCCTGCCCATGAACAGCGGTTCGCTGACCATGCCGAAGTTGACCGGCGGTGCCACCGCCTCCTACATCGGCGAGAGCCAGAACATTCCCAAGAGCCAGCAGGCCACTGGACAGCTGCAACTCTCCGCCAAGAAGCTGGCGGCTCTTGTCCCCATCTCCAATGACCTGCTGCGAGATTCTTCGCCGAACGCGGACGCCATTGTTCGCGATGACCTGGTGTCGGCAATGGCTCTGAGGGAGGACCTGGCCTTCATCCGGGATGACGGTACGCAGAACAAACCTAAAGGGATGCGGTACTGGGCGCCGGCAGCCAACGTAGTTGCCCGTACACAGGACAGTGGAGCAAATACCCTGGCTACCGTAACCGCGGACCTGGCAGCCATGGTGAATCGGCTGGAAAGTGCCGACGTGCGTTTTATTCGTCCGGGCTGGATCATGACTCCGCGGACCAAGTGGTATCTGTGGAGCCTGCTTGATGGCAACGGCAACCCGGTGTTCCGTGAAGAAATCACTCAGGGGCGGCTTTTGACCTTCCCCTTCCGCACGACTACACAGATTCCCAATAATTTAGGTGGCAGTGGGGATGAAAGCGAGCTGTATTTGGCTGACTTCGTCGACATGATCATCGGCGAGAATACCGAGCTGATCATTGACGTGTCCACCGAGGCGGCCTATCACGACGGTTCCAACGTGGTGGCGGCTTTCTCCCGGGATGAAACCGTCATCCG